GTTATTAATTTATCTTTTCTTGGTTGACCAATGTGTATAGTTGCAAGTATAGCACAAATCTCTTTAACCTGGTCTTCTGAGTAATATGCTCTTATTTGAAAACCTGTTTTACCATCAATGCTAGATCCAACTGGTGGAGGTATGATTCCTCGTTTTATTAATCTTGGCATATATTTTCTATGACGATTAACTAACTTAGCAGTCTCTGCAATTGTATATGCTCTTTTTCTATTTCTTCTAAAATCAGAACGAAGACAAGTCTCTAACCTATCTTTGTTAATGTTATAAACAGTTACCATTCCTGTTGATCTAGAACTATGATGCAGTCTTACTAAATCTCCATTAAGAAACCATATCTTTTTACCGCCAGAAATTACAGGTTCGCTATTATATGCTTCGCTCTGAATTTTTCCTTTTGCAGTAGCCATTTCCCCTCCACAGATTCGCTAGGTGGATGATAAAACTTTCTGTTGCCACACTTAACACAATATGTTTCCAGATGATCTATATTTGAATGTATTCTATCAACAAACATCTTTCCTTCACATCGTTTACAGGTCATGTTAATTTGGTACTCCAATTGCAATAACATTGACTCCAACTGATGCTGTTCCAGAAGTTCCAAATTTTACAATAAATTGAACCTCTGAAGTTGTTATAGAAGTTATTACAACGCTTGTGTTTGATCCAGCAGTAGTACCACTTATATTTACAATTGATGCAGTAGCAATTGGAGGAAACTTAAAGTTAGAAAATGTTACAGAGTAAGATTTTTCCTGACCTGCAGTTACTGTTTCGTTGTTTGCGATTGATTTATACTTTCCAACAAATTTTGTGTCTGAAGTTTTTAGACTCTTTTTTTCTGCTCCAACTACGTCAACATCTGTATAGTTATATGTTGCATCAGAAATAGAAGTAGAGAGGTCATTTACAGCCTCTGCTAACTGATAAATATATGTAACATCAAGAGGTTGCCCTCTTTCTGGTAGTGGTACTTTTGCCATTTTATTCCTCCTATTAGATTATATCAAAGATTGAGAGATCCAGAATCAAAGATTTCTAGTCCTGCTTTTATTTCTTTTTTAGATGATGCTAATTGTATTTTTACACGCACAGTCGTTGTTCCTTCATTTAAAAAAGAGTATGAGTGAACTGCTGATGTGCCGTGCCAAAAAAATGGATTGCCATTAAAACTAACAAAAACATCGTATGCTGGATGAAGATTTTGATCTCCCCAAACTGCAGTAATTATTTCATCTGTTACTGAAAGGGCACCAGTTGTTCCAATTATGGTAGCACCATCAGAGTTATATATCGGAGACCAGTGTGAAGTTCTGTTTCTATCTTCAGAAATAACTCTATATCTTGTATTATATTTTAAAGTTTCATAATCAATTGGTGGCAATGCTGACTTTAAAATTCTTGTTTTTTTAATATTTGCATCAGCCATTAGGTTACACCAATAGAAAATCTAAACTCAATATAATTACTTGTATTTGGTGACTTGATTATAGTTGTAGAAGTATCATTTTTAATAACTGAATAACCTGTTAATCCATACAAAGGATTTGTTGTTGCAATGTTTTCAAGTCTCATTGCATCTAAAGCAATATAGTAATCAGATGATGGAAGTGGCCCTCCACTAATTCCAGTATCAATAACACAAGCATAAATCTTAACAACGTTAACTGCTTGCCATGTAAAGTTTTGCGTTGTGTATAGTTCTTGCAACTGTTTCTTTATTACAAAATATCTATTTGTTTCAAAATCATAGCCATCAATACCGTTCTCAATATCAATCTCAAATCTTGCATAAACCTCTGGGTCAGCAATGTCAGTGTCTGCAAAATCAATTAGTATTCTAATAGTATCTGGAACAGAAACAGAGTCTCCATCTTTATTAACTAAAGAAAAAGCAAACCTTAATTCATCTGTTGGAGAGTTTTTAGAAAAGTCAACATTTGGAGCAGTTAAGTGTATGTGATTTGATCCAGGTTCAATAACTATATGGTCAACTCCACCAGAGCCTCCACCGTCTAAACTTAAGTCTGCATCGTCTCCTTGAATTAATATGGTGTTATTTAAAAATCTTGCACGTTCATATCTCTCAAGACGATTTGTTTTATAAAAAATAGAATTGTCAGCATTTGTCTGAAATACACCATCTGTTGCAATAACATTATCATCTTCTGGATCATCCAAAGGAGTAGAAATTGTTGGTATTGCTGTTGCAGCAGAGTTAGTGTGGTGAATCCAAGTTTCTCCTTGTGCAAATGAAAATACTGTTTTACTGTCATTAGCACCAGCAGATGGGTTTGATCCTGCAGAGTATAACCCTACCTCTGTGATTTCATATCTTTCTTCTGTTGGAAGTTCTGCTGTTAGAACTATCTTATCTATACCGTTTTCATTTATAAAACCTCTAGAGGAAATTGGTACTCTAAACATTTCAAAATCTAAGTTTGTTTTTGTTGCAAAGTCATCGGCAACATCTTCTGTCTGTAATGGCTGCGGACCACATCCAACTGCAAGATATGAGGCATAGGCAGGTGCCTGACCTAGCATATATTTTCCGATTATGCTTTTACCTTTATTTGTAATCATGATACAGTTTCTCCAAAGTTCGCTTCATATATTGTACCATTTATGGCGATTTGAACCTCTATCTGTTCATCATTGTTCATATTAACAGTCTCAATAATTAAATCACCAGTCTCTTCTTCAATATAAACATTTTGACCATTAATCCCATTTCCCTCAATAGGAACCTTTTCTTCAAACTTAATTGCAAAATTAGCAAAATATGTATCCGAAGTAGACTGTAACCTTAAGATATTGTTTGGGTTATATCTTTGCTGCACCAAACCAAGATTTTTAATTGGTGAATAGGATACTCTTTGACCATTTACAATGTCATTTCTAGAAACACTTAACAACTCATGACCACCAATATCTTCAAATATTAGATCTGTCATAATTTCTATAGACATAGATTGGTCATCAAAAAGAACAGTGTCTATTGGTGCAGTCTTTGTTGGTGGTGGAGGTGGTGACGAAGTAACGAATGCTTTTGCTGGAGTCTGTGGAACTGGGCCTATGTATCTACCAGTATTTTCGTCAAAGTTGCTACTTCCTCCAGTATAAATTTGTCCTCCACCACTGTTGCCATCAGGTATTCCTATTGCTGCCATTTTATACCTCACTCAAATAAATTGTCATATTTGGACCATTTTCTGATCTTTGATATTCTATATTATAAACTACAAACCTAGAAGAATCTTTAGAAACTAAATCTAAACCAGATGAATCCTTATAGTTTATAGTAACAATGTCTCCAAGTTGTAAAGTTGGTATGCTAAATATGTTCATTCCAACAGACTTTTTAGGTATCATTAATTTATTTATAATCCAATTCATCATTGCATCTGCATCATCTTGTGTTTGAATATAAGGACTATCAATGCTAAACTCATTTTTACCATAAGTTAATCTACTTAGTTTTATTTCATCATATCTTGATTTTTCAACCAATGGAGAATATGTTAGTGTGTTTCCAACTAATTCTGGGTCAGATAGATTACTACGCTTCTTAAAGAATTCATCTACGCTTAGTTCATGTGTTGTGTCTTGTGTAAATGTAATTCCCTGAATTCTTAAAAAGTTTCCAGTTGTTTCGTCTAGGTTTAATGCTTTATCTGTTGAATTAAATATTAAAAATTCTGCACCATATGAGTCTGCATAAAATCCAGAAGTTGTGTATCCTTTTATATTATTAAAGGTTGGTGAAAGTTTTGCATAAAGTGCTGGATATGCACGATCATACTTAATATCAAAATATGCACATTCACGCATAATAGAACCAAACTCTTCAAAATATATATCATACTTTGGTGGTTGCTGTGCGCTAATTCCAGATAAATATGTTGCCTGAACAACACCGCTCATTGCATATTTTCTAAATGACTCTGTAACGTCAATGTCTTTGTCTCCAAAAACTTGACTCAAGGTTTCATTTACAGTAAATACTGTGTTTTGGCTATAGTTTTTAGATAGAGCATATATATTTTCAAACATGCATTTTGAAGACCCACGAACAAATAATGCCATGTTGTTATATGTTGGAAGTGGGTCTGTGTCATCTACAACCTTTATTAGTTGGTTATTTATATATAGATAGAATCTTCTTGTATTGCCTATGTCAATATATTCTACTGATAAATCGTACACCGTTGAATTTTCTTCTCCAGCAAGTCTTTGTTGACCAGTAAACTTTCCATCATCAACGATAATCTTTGATAAACCACCCCAAAGTTTTACTGGTATTGCATCTGAGTTTGAATAGTCTTTTTTAATTTTATAGAATATTATGTTATTTATTGAAAATTGTGCATTATTGTTTTCATCAACCTTAAGATATGAGTTTATATTATCTTCAGTAAGTGCAACAATTTCAAAGTAATATCCATTGTTTGTTTCTGGATTTAATAAAAATGCTAGTCCTCCAGACCCGCCACCTATATTTATGTTTTGGTCTGGTTGGTTTCCAGATAATTGATAGTATGTAACGCTTCCATTTGGAGACTGTGTTCTGGTTGTATTATTTTCAATTTTACCAATAATTCTTAGTCTTGTTCCAAAATGCTTATATGCATTATTTAAACTTTTGTATACATAAGATATAAAGTTTAATGGGGTTTCTGTTGTCTTAAATGATGGACCATTAAAAACCAATGCAGATGACTGAATTGTTCCTGTTTGGGTTGAAGGCAAGTTGTTGACTTCTGTTTCACTTAAATAACTTGTAGCCATAAAGTTCTTTATAATGCTGTTTCTTGTTGATTGTTTTGCAACTACATTGTCTACTCCTGCTGCTGCAACAGTAGTTGCAGGAAGTGTAGAGGCAAGATCAGCATCTAACTTTGTACTAAATAGATATTGAGACTTCATGTTTAATCCACGAACATTGTCGTTATTTGTCCAATAACTATTGATTCCAGCATAGTGTGAAACTATCTGAGTTCCAAACTGTCCACGCCCATGGTCAACAACTGCACCGTTTTGAAGTCTTGTTATTCCATCTACCGTCTCATAGTTTGGAGTTGCATAAATTCTTACTAGCCCTGTAGGATATATTTTTCCATTAAAAGGTATTGATGCAAAATATTTTTGGTATTCTTGATTGCTGCTAATCCAAACCTTTCCAGTTCCAGTAATATCAAACTCTGCAGCATCGTATCTAATAACTTCTCCATTGGAGTATAGATATCCACTGTATCGTGTTAGCCAATATACGTTTTCTCCAAGATCTATAATATTATTTGTAAGAACATTACCAACTACAACTGGTGCTGTTCCAACTAGGTCTGAGTTTAATGGCATTGCTCCTAATACATAACTACCCTGCTTTGAGGCAAGTTCGTTTATTGTTTTTGTATTTTCTGTTCCAGCAACTTCCCACAAAAGGGATGGCTTATATATCCAAGTTTTTTCTTTATCAATCATTGTAGATTGACGAATTGACCCATAAGATCTTTGAATGTATCTAGTTGTATAGTTAATCTTGCCATCATTGTAAATCTTTTTGTCTTGTGATGCAATAGCAATAATGTTTGGAAGTTTTCCAGAACTAGAGTTTTCAACTACTCCAGAATCAGTTTGATTATTAGATCCAGATAAAACAAAATCTGTTTGTCTTTGAGTTGCTGTAGGCATTAAGTAGTCTTTACTCATTACTACAAAATTGTTATATTCATCAAAGAACATTGCACTTTGAGTTGACACAGCCAACTGATTTAAAACCTCTGCAACATTTTGATCTGGAGCAACAAAGAAATATGGAATTATGGGGTCTGACTCATCCGCTACACGCTTAAATGTATAGTTGCTAAACCCAATATAATCAAGAAGCATTGATATTGCATAACTTAATGATGTCTGTGTTGTAAGAAGTCTAGGGGCAGGCATTGATTCTAAAAAGAAATAAAAGTCTCTTAACTCTATTGACAGTTTTGCTGCAGTAACATCTGCTTGAGGAAATCCTTCTGAGTATAGTGTTTTAATTGGAACGGAATACTCATCTCCTGCAACATCTAAGATTGATTCATAAAAAAGAAACTTTATATTTTTTCTAATATACTTAGCAACAATGCTAGATATGTTGTTTTCATTAAATGCTTGATCGTCATCAAAAAGAGATAGGGTTCCAGTAGACGCAAGCAACTGTCCAACTGGAAGAGATGTAGTTCCTATATCAGATAAAATCTTTTTAATATTAAAATCAACAACCTTATCTGATATATTTACAACTAGTCTAGGAGACATTTCAATTAAATCAAAAGTTGAATCAAACTTATTCATTGTTTCTGCTACAACCCTTATGCCACGAATATATGCAAACTCTCTATATGTAGTTTGGTTTTGTGCATCATTGGTGAATAGTTCTGGATTAGTTAAATCTGTAATAAGTTTTGTTGAACGATTTAAAATTCCAGAACCCAGTTGCCAGCCATACTCTGGAATAAAAGAATCATATTCTTCTTCTGGTCCATTCCAAATATATAAAGTTCCACGGTCATTTGTATTTTCAACAACTAAATATCCATCTCCATTTAAGGATCTCTCTGGTAATAAAGTTATTGATGCTATCTTTTCAATAAAGGTATATGATGTTTTATAAGCATCTGGAATATTTAATCCATACTCTAACTCAACATATCCATCTTCTGGAATAATTGGTGATCCACCATCACGAATAGAGTTTTCGTTAAAAGAATAAGCGTCAACCCAGTTGTCTTCATTTAAGTATTGAATCTTCCATCTAAGTGGAGTTGTTTTATTTGTCGCACCGTATAAAGGATCTGCAAAAGTTTTTCCATCTTTTATAAAATTTCCAAGGTCTGCAGTTCCAACATTTGTTTGCATTTTTACTACAAGCCTATTTGCTGGAACCTTTTCTTTATAAACTACAAAAGGCACAGCATCATCAATATAGTTTAATCCATTAGAAACATTTTTTGCAATTCCTCTTTCAATATTATCTTCTGTTCTAAAAGATGACCAATATTTAAATTGATCATATCTTGAAGCCATATAGTATCTAGGTCTTTCTGCAAGTGATGCCCCAGAGTTTGCAAAGTATTTGTTACCAAAGTAAGAGGCTTTATTAATTCCTGATCTTGGCCTAAAAGGTTTTATACAATCCTCTAAAGAATATATCATTTTTATTTTTTCTTTAGTTGATGTAAAAAGTTGCGGAACTCCAGAATTATCAAATCCTCCATCTACAACAATGTCTGCATCTGTTGCACCAGTGTAATAATTACCCACATCTAGATCATCAAATGTTATAGGCAGTGTTCTGTACTGTACATCTGACCCAGTTGGTCTATATCTGTAGTTTCCAAGTTTAAAAATATTATCTGGCATATTCATGTTCCACTCAGCCAAAACTAATGACTGTAAGTGTACTGTCGAAGATGTTTCTAGATGTGTCTTTAATGTCTCACTAACAAACATTTAGACCTCTTCCAGCGATACCGAAATATTCCAGAGATCGTGGTTTGACCCACCACGTTTTACAACGGAGTAGTTAAAGTCTGCTATATATACCTGCATTATTTGATTGTATTGTGCAAGATGTCCATAGGCTGCATCATCCTTACCAAAGTTTGAATACTTGTCATATGCTAAGAACATCC